ATGATAAATGAGCCAACCACTTTGCCTCACCTGCTCCAAGCCCTTCGAGATCATCAAAGTCCGCGAAGGCCCCAAGCAGAAGCGCTTCTGCTCCGACGCCTGCAACACCGGCTGGTGGAACGAGCAACCCCTGCACCCCGTCATCCCCCGGGTCGACGCCTCGCACCCCCGCGCACTCGAGCTCAAGCAGAAGCGCACCCAGCTCGTGCTACTTGAAAAGGCAGACCCGTACACCTACGGCTTTATCCCTGACCACTGGGAGATCGCCAACACCGAGTTTCAGGCCACCCAGGAGCTCCTCATCTCCGGCGGCAACCGCGCCGGTAAAACCCTGTGGGCCGCCCGCCGCGTGGTTCAAACCCTCCTCGAGAAGGAGAACGCATCGGTTCTCTGCTGCCACACATCACACGCCACCTCGGTCACCGTCCAGCAGCCCGCCATCTACAACTACCTGCCCGTCGCACTCCGGGCCACCAAGAAGGGCCGTATTCACTACCTGAACTACAGCCGCAAAAATGGCTTTACCGACGGCTCATTCATCCTACCCAACGGCAGCCGCTGTGACTTCCTAAACTACACCCAGTCCGAGAACACCATCGAGGGACGCGAGGCCGACATGATCTGGTGTGACGAGCTTGTTCCGCAGTCCTGGGTGGACACACTGCGCTACCGCCTGATCACGCGCCGCGGCAAGCTCCTCGTGACCCAAACCCCCCTCGAAGGCGTTGCCAGTGTCTACAAGGAGTTCACCGCCGGCTCCGCTATCACTCGGTTCGACGACGCCGAGCTCATCAAGGGCAAGCAAGCGCTGCCAACGTGGCCTGTGGGTAAGGCGGCCAGGACGATGGTACAGGCCCAGACCAATAGGCGGACGGTGTTTTTTTTTAGCGAGGACAACCCCTACAACCCATTCGACGAGATGAAGAGCAAGTTAGTCACCTCTCCCATGGGCCAGGTCCTGACCCGTGCCTACGGCTGGGCCTCGGACAACATCGGCAAGGCCTTCGCCCGTTTCAGACCCGATATCCACTGCATCCCATCATCCAAGGTGCCCTCCGGCGGCACGCTGTACATGGTGTGCGACCCGGCGGGCGCCCGGAATTGGTTCTGCCTGTGGCTCCTGGTGTACGAGGACGGCAAGCGCATCGTAGTCCGCGAGTTCCCGGACTTCAGTAACTATGGCGAGTGGGCGCTGCCCTCCGAGAAGCCCGACGGCAAGCTCGGGCCCGCCCAAACTCTTGATGCCGGCCGGTCTATCTCCGAGTACCGAGCCCTCTTCCGCCAAATCGAGTCCGATCTCGGCTACGGCGAGCCCGTAATGCGCCTGATCGACCCCAAGGCCGGCGGTTCCCCCGCACTCTCCGAGGCCGGCGGCACGACCCTGATCGACCTCCTGGCCGAGTCCGAAAACCCGCTAAACGAGCCCATGGCCTTTGTACCCGCACCCGGCGTGCCCGTCGACCAGCGCACCTCCGCGATCAACAGCCTCCTATCCTACGACGCCACCCAGCCGCTCACCCCGCTCAACGAGCCATCCCTCTATATCACCGACGACTGCGCCAACCTTTCCTACGCACTCTCCGAGCACACCGGCCGCGACGGGCAGAAGGGCTGCACTAAGGACCCCATCGACTGCCTGGGGATGCTTTTGGTCTCCAGTCTTGCGTTTGTGGGCCATGGGGGCTTTGATTGCCGCGGCGGCGGCGGATACTAAACCATTTGACTATGCAAGGAGATTCCTACAAGCAGGCAACCGACGTGATGGCACGGGTCGGCGACGAGCCCAATGTCAGCGCACTGACCGAGGAGCTGCGGCGCTCGGCCACCGACTACGGCGTCTTCGCCCGTGTCGAGAATGCCGAGAATGTGCGCTACTGCCGCTGGCCTGGACAGACCGACGATGGCAAGAAGTGGAATGATGCCAACCGTAACAAGCCGGCTTTTCCCTGGGACGGAGCCTCCGACACGCGTATCCCGCTGGCCGACGAGGTGATCAACGGCCTCGTGGACCTCTGCAGCACCTCCTTCTGGCGCTCGATGCTCCGCGTATCGCCCACCAACATCAGCCAGCTCGACCAGGCCGTCACCGCGCACAACCTGATGGACTGGACGGTCAACGCGAAGATGTACAACGACCTTACCCGCGAGGTCGAGCTACTCTCCCAGTACCTCTGGACCTACGGATGGGCCGGCGTCCACGTCACCTGGCAGCAGGAGATGGGACAGCGCGAGCAGTACCTGACCATGGACCAGATCATGGCCCTGGCCGCCCAATCCCCCGTGGACTCCATCCTGGCCGACCTGCCCAATCTCATCGCCAACCCCGAGGCCGACGACCAATCCGCGGAGCTCCTCCTTTCGGCCTTCCCCAACCTCCGCAAACGCCGGGCCCTCAAGGCCATCCGCGACCTGCGCACCGAGGGCGAGTGCGAGTTCCCAATCCCCACGATGGTCACCAACAAGCCGATGGTAGCAGCCCTGGCGCCCTACGACGAGCTGGTGTTCCCGCCCGAGACCACCGACATCCAGTCCGCCCGAGTGGTCTTCCGCCGGTTCTACATGACCGAGGCCCAGCTCCTGAACAAGGTCGAGACCGAGGAGTGGGACGCCGAATGGGCTCAGGAAGCGATCAACACGATGGGCCGCTTTAGCGACTACTCGGCCTATACCTACGCCGCCGTCGGCCTGGCCGAGAACTCCATCCTCGACCGCGAGAACCTCATAGAAGTCTGCTACGCCTACCAGAAATCCATCGACTCCGACGGCATACCGGGCGTGTTCTACACCGTCTTCAGCCCCCAGGTCGGCGACAAGTGGGGCTACTTCGACTTGTTGGACTACGCGCATGGGCAGTATCCCTTCGTTATCTGGCGCTCCGAGCTCATCCACCGCCAGATCACCGAAAGCCGCGGCGTGCCCGAGGTTTGCTCCACCTGGCAGCACGAGGTGAAGGCCCAGCGCGACTCGATCTTCGACTACACGTCCCTGGCCACCCTGCCGCCCATCGAGGTCCCCAAAACCCGCGGCGGCAACCTCAAGATCGGCCCTGCCGTCCAGATCCCTGTCCTTCGCCGCGGCGAGATCGGCTTCCTGCAACCGCCCGCCCGCGAGCCCGGTGTAGCCTTCCAGCTTATCGCAGCCATCGAGGCCCAGACCGACCGCTACTTTGGCCGCCCGACCGAGAAAGTCCCCCCGGTGATCACCCAGATGCGCCAGCAGCGCCTGATCAACAACTGGCTGCATGGCTGGACCGAGGCGTTCCGCCAGGTGCTGGCCCTCACCCTGCAATACATCGGCCCTGCCGAGATCCAGCGCATCACGGCCTCGGCCACGCCGCTCCCGCCCGACATCCAGGACTTCGACGTGATGCTCAAGTTCGACGTCCGCGAGATGAGCACCGACCTGGTCACCGAGAAGCTCAAGGCCATCAGTACCCTTGTCCTGCCTCTCGACACCGCCGGCGTCATCGACCGGGCCAAGCTGATCTCTGTCGCCCTCCGGGCCATTGATCCCAATCTGGCAAGCGAGCTGGTGATGCAGCAGGGCCCTGCCGCGCAGAAGATGTTCAACGAGACCAACGACGAGATCGCGCTTATGTCCCTCGGCAACCCGCCGCAGCTCCGCGAGAACGACCCCACCGCGCCCATGCGCCTGCAATTCAGCCAGCAAGTCCTGCAATCCAACCCGAAATACCAGGCCCAGCTTCAGCAGGACCCGCTCTTTCAGGCCAACCTGCAGAAGTACATTGAGAACCTGCAGTTCAGCGTCCAGCAGCAGCAGAACGCCATCACCGGCCGCCTCGGAGTCTAACAATGAAACTGACCGACGAACAACTCTCGGAGGCCCTCTCAGTGTCCGAGGAGCACCCGGTGCTCAAGGCCATGGGCCAGGTCATCGACGACACGCTACGGGACGAGGTGCTAATGGCCATCCTCCCATCACTTTCCGCGGAGGACCGTGCCTACAACGCAGGCCGGGCAGCCGCGATCAAGGATCTCATCGCACAAATAAGTGCGTTAAGAAACGGGAGGGAATTGACTTCTGGTCAGTTCTAGGCTCTCACTCACACAACGGCTTCTTGGTTGGCCTTAACAACCATGGTTGCAGCACACCCGGCTTGCAGGGTCTAAAAGCATGGACATCCCGACGAATACACAGGAAGCGAAACCTGCCCAAAACACGGCACAGCCCCCAATCAACCCGATGCAGTTCGACGAATCGGCGTTGGCCAAGCTACTGAAGACACGATTCAGCGGGGAGGAAGACAAGGCGTCAGCCGTCGAGCGACAAGCGCCGGAGCCGGAAGCCACTTCCGTGGACGATCAGGCCGAGGATGCGGAGCCGACCGCAGAACAAACGGATGCTCAGGCCGAGTCGCCTGAGCAGGAGGTTCTTTCCGAGACCGAAGAGAACAGCGACGAGGATTCGCTGGGTTACCGCAAACGCATCGACAAGCTCACGCGCCAGAAGAAAGAGGCGCTGGAGAAGGCCGAGTCGCTCGAGCGGGAACTCAACGACGCCAAGACCAAGCTGGAGCAGACCAACGACAGGCCAACCTCAATGCAGTCCGCTGCAGACCCGTTTTCGGATGTCTGGGAAGTGTCGAAACTCAACGATGAGTGGAGCAAAGCCCGGAATTTGAAGCGGTGGTGCGAGGACAATATTGATGGCTGTGAAGTAGAGGGCAAGGAGTACAGCTCAGACGATGTGAAGCAGATCAAACGGCGTGTAGAAGACGCCATCGACCTGCACATCCCATCCAGAGCCCGCTTCCTGCAGAACTACCAGCAGATCAAGCCTATCGCCGAGACGCTCTACCCATGGTGGAAAGACCGTTCGGCTGCCGAGTACACCGAGGCGCAGGCCGTCCTGCGGCAACTGCCGCAGATTGCCTCACTGCCGGAGTACCAGGTGCTGGTCGGTGACTTCATTGCCGGGCGCAAGTTGCGTCTGGCTCAGGAGTCCGCCAAGGGCAAGCCATCTGCCACCCGCCCATTGGTCAAGGCACCCAGTCAGCCTGGTCGACCCACCGCAATCCCTGCAAAGAAGGATGCGGCCAAGGTCGGTCTGGATGCTGCCAAGTCGCAGTTCAGAAAGTCCGGGACGACCACCGAATTAGCCCAAGTACTCAAAAGGATGCTCTAAACCATGCCCCTACTCCAGCCCAACCAGGGCGGCTCTGTGCCGCTCGCTTCAACCTCGTCCGCCCGTGAAGATCTGGCGGACTACATCGCCATCGTCGACGCCAAGTCGACCCCGTTCGTGTCCATGGCCCCGAAGGGCCGTGACATCGGCAATATGCAGTTCTCTTGGCAGGTCGACAACTATGGCGCCCCCGTGCTTGCCGGCGTGGTCGACGGCACTGATGTGACCGTTGCCAGCGCCTCGAACCCGGTGGTCAACCGGACCCGTCTGAACAACTACGGCCAGGCTTTCCGCCGGGACCTGCGCATCGGTTTCATCGCCGAGACCCAGGACGTCGCTGGTGTGACCGATGAGTTGGCCAACGGCATTGCCAAGAAGCTCGTTGAGATCAAGCGCGACATGGAGTCGACCTTCCTGTGCACCAACCAAGCCGCTCAAGCCGACAACGGTACGAACCCGTACCTGACCGGCTCGATGGGCAACTGGCTCAACAGCACCAACGCATCCAACATCGGCGCGTGCGCTTCCGGTTCGCCCTTCCTGCCGGCCTCCGGCGCGGTCGACACCACCGCCAGCGCCTCCTTTACCGAGGCCACCGCCCAGAACGTGCTGACCGCTATCTACAGCGCCACCGGCACGTTCCGCGACTACGATTGTATCCTGGGCACCACGCTCAAGCGTGCGTTCACCAACCTCACGTCCTCGGGTGTTACCCAGGTCGTCAACGCCAACAGCATCGCTGCCACCAGCGTCCGCACGTTCAACCAGGACCTGTCAAGCGACACCTTTAAGGCATCCATTGATCTTTTTGAGGGAGACTTTGGCCGGCTAATTTTACATCCGACGACCTTTTTGGGAGGTAAAAACAGCACTGCCCTGTCCGCCCAGGCCTTCAAGGGCTACGTGATCCCGATGGACATGGTCGAGGTGCGCTACGCCAAGCTGCCCCAGGTCAAGACTCTGCCTGACGCCGGCGGCGGCCCTGCCCGCCTCGTTGAGGCCATTGCCGGTCTCGTGGTGAAGAACCCGAGCGGGTTTGGCTTCTTCAACGGCGCAAGCTAGTCTAATCTCAATGGGGAGGCCTTTCGGGGCCTCCCCCTCTTTCCTTTCTCATGGCTCACAATTCCGCATCCTCCGTCATCGCCAACGCTCTCGACGACCTGCCCGGCGAACTGCGCCGCGCCGTCATCAAGGAGTTCCAATCCGGCATCCAGAAGGACTGGGTCAAGGCCGGCATTGATCAGAAGCGCATCGCCCAGGACTCGCAGCGCGAGGTCCGCGCCATCGACGGCATCGGTCGCCTGCGGATGCGGATCGACCCCACTCTCTACCATGCCTGGGGCACCAAGTACGGGTACGACTGTTGGAAGGATTCCCAATTTTTGAACGAGGTTGAGCGGGATAACCCCGAGGTGCGAGTGCGCTGCGGGGCTACACGCTTGCAGGTTGGATGGAGCGGTGGCACAAAACGCAGTAGTCAGAAGTTCACTCTATGAATGTCGGATCTAACCGCCAACTGGCCGGCGAATACGGTGGCCGGTACATCGACGCCTCCGTGGGCACTGTGACCGGCAACTACATGGAGATCCATGCCGTCGCCACGACCATCCTCGGAGCCATCACATCCAACATCACCAACTTCCCATCCGGCGTGACCATTCAGGCCGGCGACTCGATCTCGGGCGTCTTCACCTCGGTGGCTGTATCCTCCGGGGCGATCATCGCCTACAACCGCAAGTGGGTCTAAAATGCGTCTCGGCCTAGGACTAGGACTCGGCGTGCAGCAAGCCCTCGGTGGGGCTGGCGGCGGCGCCGACCTGCCTATCATCCGGCGCGACCTGCTGCAGGAGGACGACTTCTTCGTCTTCCTTGAGAACGGCGACAAGATCGTCATCACTTTCGGCACTTTCGACTCTTTAGACTTGGAGAACGGGGACTTCCTGCTCCAAGAGGACACAGGCAAACTCATCATCCAAGCAAACTAAACATTTATGGCAGACACGAAAATTACGGCCTTGGCAGCAATCGCCACCGTCGATCCCGCGGCAGACGTGCTGCCGATTGTCGACATCTCAGATACGTCGATGGCTGCATCGGGCACCACGAAAAAGGTAACCACCAACCAGATCCTGGGAGCCGGCGGCACCGCCACGCTCGCCTCCGCCACCATCACCGGCGATCTGACGGCTGCTCGTTTGATTGTTACTGGTGGAACGATTCCTACGAACGGTCTGTGGTTGGCAACGACCAACACGCTTGAGTTTGCCGCGAACAGTCTCGCTCAATACCGCATTGCCCCGCTTGGCGTATTCTCTTGGTTCGACGGCGCAGGCGGCACTCGAATGACCCTCAACTCTACAGGGTTGGGCGTGGGGGTTGTTCCTGCTGCTGGTAAACTTCAGGTTTCATTGAGTGCTGTCGCTTCGGTTCCCGCTGCTGGTGCAACCGGACACAATTTTGCATTCGGAAGCGTTCCGTTTGGTCTTGCCGGTGGTGCGCTTAGTAGTGGCAATTCTTACCTTCAAGCCACTCGTTGGGATGGGACTGCAACTAATTATGACCTCGTTCTCAATCCGAATGGAGGCAACGTCGGCGTAGGAGTTGTCACTGCTGCTGGTAATTTTGAAGTGTCAGAAGCGGGAACTGGATCTGGATTGGGTGGTATTTTTGCCTCCACCGTTACTGCTGGAGGCAATCCCGGATATGTGTTCCGCACTGCCAGCACGAATCGGTGGGCAATTAATATATTTGGAACCGCTGGTACCGAGGCGATTCGATTTTATGATTCTAACGCAGCCGCAACACGTTTGGCCCTCGATGCCAGTGGGAATTTGCTGGTGGGTCTTACCACAGCCGGAACCACCGCTGCTAAGACTATCCAGATTGCTAACGGAACCGCTCCTACTGCTAACGTCACTGGCGGTCAACTCTACGTCGAGTCCGGTGCTCTGAAGTACCGTGGAAGCTCTGGCAACATCACCACCCTCGCATCCGCCTAATTTAAACGACCATGATTACCCTCTCTTGGATCATCGAACGCCTTCTCGTTAAGCCGACCGAAGGCTCCCTCACCGATGTCGTAATCACCGCCGACTGGCGTTGCAACGGCACTCAGGATCAATACAGCGGCACCTGCTACGGCTCCTGCTCGTTCGCTCCGCCGTCTGGTGAGTTCACGCCTTACGATCAACTGAACGAAGCGCAGGTCTTAAACTGGTGCTACGAGAACGGTGTCGATCAAGCGGCCATCGAGGCGAATGTGACGCAGCAGATCAACGATCAGATCAATCCGCCCGTGGTGACGCTGCCGTTGCCGTGGGTGCCGCCTACGCCGGTTGTTGTTGCCGAGCCTGTGGTTGTTGCCGATGCTCCCGCCGCATGATCAATATTGAACTCAGCACCGAGCAGGTGAATAGCCTCCTCCAACTCATCGACATTGCGGTTAAGGCTGGTGGCGTTGCTAACGCCCGTGCAGCCCTTCCGCTTGTTGACCTCATAGTCGCAGCCGCACAGCCTAAATCCGAGTAATGGAACCAACGAACAGCAGCACCAGCCCTGGACTCAGCCTAGCAGCAGCGGCAGGTGCCACCGCTGTTTCGTTTATTCCAGTGCTGACCGACTGGGTAAGGCTTATCACTGCGCTCATTGGCTTAGCCTGCGCCATCTACGGAGCCTATAGGCTGTTCAAATCCAAATGAAAAACACGAAAACAACTCTCGCCGGTGTAGGTGCTATACTTGTCGCAGTTGGTGGTGCCCTACGGGCTGCCTTCGATGGTGACCCTGCGACCAACATCGACATCGCTTCGACCATTGCCGCGGTCACCGCCGGCATTGGTTTGATCATGGCTAAAGACGCCACCGAGAAGCCTCTGGTCATCGAAACTAAGCCGTGAACTGGATCTACCAGATCCTGCGAGCTGTTCTCGACTTTCTAAGAGCAACACCACCTACCGATGTGCAACATGGTAAAGCTCCCGAGGCCCTCAAGGCTGATCTGGCTGCTCGTGTTGCCGATCTGCCTGGGTTGCCAGCAGACGAAGGTGATCCTAGTGCCAAGCGGTGATCCTGTGATGCTGGCCAAGCCTACAACGGCCAGCGTCTATGCTTTCGATGCCGATAAGAAGCTGGTGGGGCCATCCACCGTCACTCTGCCGGCAGGTTGGTATGTTTTACCGAAGAGCCAATGATCAACTACAAGGGAAACAAGTTCTCGGGCTATAACAAGCCCAAGGCCACCCCCGGCGAAAGCAAGAAGTCCGCGGTGCTCGCTAAGGAAAACGGCAAGGTTGCCCTGGTGCGTTTCGGCGACCCGGATATGACCATCAAGAAGCACATCCCGGACAACAAGAAGAGCTTCAACGCCCGTCACGGCTGCGACAACCCCGGCACTAAACTCTCCGCTAAATATTGGTCCTGTAAGGCTTGGAAATGAGAACCGTCACCTACGACTATGTGTTGCAACGTGCCTGTGAGCTCACTGGTCGCGTTTTCTCAACGCTTACCACCGAGGAGTCTAACTTCTTCCGCACGTTCATCTCCATGTCATTACGGAGCGCCTGGGAGTGCTTCGACTGGCCCGAGCAGACGGTGTACGAGCAGCAGTACTTCGCAGCCAACTACGACCCCACCCAGCTCTACTCAGCCGGCATGGTGGTCTACTTCAAGACTGAGCAGAAGTACTACCAGTACGTCGGCTCGATCAACTCCGGCAACCCTCCGACCACCGGCGGCCCCAACGGCACGCTCAATGCCCAGTACTGGGCCAATGCAGAGCCCGACTACGGCAACAACGACGGCAACTGGGACGCAACGACCACCTACACCATCGGGCAGATCGTTCTCTATCCCGACACCCAGCAGCACTACCAGCTCTACGCCACGGCGACTGCCGGCACCGTCCCGACCAACTCGGTCTACTGGGGCGTGCTGAATAAGTTCCTACGCAACATCTCGCAGACCAACAACCCCGACGGCACCACCCGGGCTGTCCCCATCGGTGAAACCTTCTCGGTCTGGCCGGGCGACCCCCGCGTGTCCTGGCGCCAGCAGGAGGCCACCTACACCTTCACCGACAACGGCGTGCTGGTCGGAGACCAGTTGCCCTACGTCTGGCTGGAGTTCCGCAAGACCCCGCCGCTCCTGTCCAGTTCCGCCGAGGCCACTGCATACGCTTTCCCTTACCGCTTCTCGGAGATCTGCTCACTCAAGGCCGCCGGCCAGATGCTGCGGGTCGACGGCAAGATCGACCTGGGTAACCAGTTCTTGGAGTTAGGGGAGGTTGAGCTCACCAAGGAGATCGACAAGGTGGCACTGCAGGAGAAGTATGTGCGCCAGATAATCGTGCCGTCCCGGTGATATGCCTGACCTGCCTCAAATCGGTGCAATCGACGATGGATTCGTTGGAGTGGTATCGCGCATTGACCCTGCGCTGATCCCGGCCTCCTACGTTTCCAACGCCGTCAACCGACGCTTCGAGGACCAGGTCATCAAGAACCGCTGGGGCATCGTGCAGCCCAAGTGGGGCGGCAAGTGGGAGTCCCTGAACCGAGTGGTGACGGTGACCTCGAACTCCGTTTTAGCCGTCCCTGTCAGCGGCACACCCATCCCGCAGAACTCGAGCATCGCATCGGACCCAGTGGCCAACGTGCTGGTCTATCCCAACGGCACCCGGTGCCTCCTGGATGACGGGACCAACTGCGTGATGTCGACCGCGGCCATCGCCTTCACCGGCCCGCCGGTCAACCGCACCGTTCAGTTCTACAATCAGACGCTGCCTTTCGAGGACATCCTCGGAGTCCTACCCTACCGCGACCCGGACACCGGGGCCAACGCGCTCCTGGTGGCGGTCAACGAGGAGCGCTCATCCGACGGCGGACAGGGCAAGGTCTGGTGCATCCGACCCAACCAGTCGCCCGTAGAAGTGCCCATGAACGGGCACGACATTTACCTCCCGGTGCGCCTCATCCAGGCCACCAACGGCGTGGTCATGCTGCGCCCGGGTAACGCTAGGTACTATTTCGACAGTGCCAGCGGCATTGCAGACTCAATCCTTTTGCAGGATGGATTCGCTCTTCTCTGCGAGAACAACAACCACCTGACCGACGAGGACATCACTCAGATTAACCTCAACGTGGTGCCCGACCTGACCACGGGTGATATCGTGACCATCGGCGGTGTGGGCGACGTGGCACCGCTGTGGACCGCCACCCCGGGCTCCGGCCAGGGATTCCAGTTCTTTGTCAACGTGGTCAACGAGGAGGTATCGCTCCACCTGACTCTGATCGACGCCCGGGCCGGCACCAACCCTCTACCACTCAGCCCCGAGAACAATGCCCGCTACTACATCGAGCGCTCGGCCAACCTGACCGGCTACGACCTGGCGCAGGACATCGTCGACAACCTGAACGACGGGATGCCCATCCTGATGCAGGGCAACACCACGTTCCCGTCTGCGCTCGACGCCGGGTTCGACCGCATCCCGTCCACTCTGTCCATCGTCGGCTCCGACTCCACCGGGGACACGCTGACGGTCTACAACCACAACTTCATCCCGGGCGATCAGGTCTCGATCTCCAACGTGGTCGGTAGCGCCACGGTCAACAATCAGATCTACTACGTCTACCCAGTCGACAACAACACGCTGAAGCTCTTCAGCGGCACGACCGAGGAGACCGACTCGCTGAACGACGCAGGCCGGGCCATCATCCAGCTCACGACCACCGGCACGTCGCCCAACATCACGATCAGCGCGGTCACAATCCTCAACCAGGGCTCCGGCTACCTCTCGGCCCCGGTGATCACGGTCTCCGGCACACACAGCGTGGCCGCCAGCCTAACCGCCACGGTCACTAATGGGATCGTCAGTTCGGTGACCATCGTCAACGGCGGCACCTACTCGACCACGCCCACAGCCTCGGTAGCCATGCCCTCCACGCTGGTCGACGTGGACAACAACAACATCACCGGCAGCATCAAGCGCTCGAGTGCTTCCGGTTCCTCGGTGCCCCCGGGCCGCGAGGGCCTGTACTTCCAGAACCGACTGCTGCTTCTCTACGGCAACGACTATCTGGCCGTCTCCGACGTGCTGGACCCGCTGCACTACAGCCCGATCCTGAATGAGTTCAAACTCAACACCGGCAGCAATGACCGGGTGGTGGCCCTGTACCCGTTCAACACCACCACGCTCCTGATCTTCAAGGAACGCTCGGTGCTGGCTGTGGAGAACCTCTACGGCGACCTGTCGACCACCCGCCTGACCGAGATCACCCGGGAGTTCGGCTGCGTCTCGCAAGCATCCATTGCGGGCACAGGCTCTGACGTCATCTTCCTTTCTCAACGCGGCATCATCAGTCTTCGCCAGACCGAGTTCGGCATCAGCCAGTCGGTGGTTCTCCCGCTCTCCGACCAGATTCAGAACATCGTCGACGACATCGACCAGGCCTACTGGAGCAACGCCTGCGCGACTTACTTCGCCAACCGCTACATCCTGAGCGTCCCGGTTGAGGGCGGTGACGGCACCAATCAGCGCACGCTGGTCTACAACTTCCTGAACAAGGCCTGGGAAGGTTACTGGGAGGGCTCGTTGCTCGTTCCGAAGTACTGGTGCCGTGTCATCGTGGCAGGCACCGACACGCTCTGTTGGGCCGATGAAAGCGGCCTGATTCACCAGTTCGACCCGCTCGGTCTTGTGGACGTCAACCTGGCCGGTAACCTTATCCAGATGTCGACCGAGGTTCGCTTCCGCGGCTACACCGGGGAGGACAACGTCGACCACAAGCAGTGGACTGACATTCAGTTCGAGCTGGGCAACTGGAACACCCGCTACTCCATCACCGCGCAGTTCGACGGCGTGAATGAGTTCTACACCGTTGCCACTGACCAGACCAAGGATCGCACGGTCTACTACACCTACGGCAGCGGCACCTACAACACCAACAACACCGCCGACAATTTCCTGCTGCCCTACCGCGAGGACTACTCGGTGACCACCCAGTTCCGCACCGGCAACAACGGGTGGAAGGCCGGCCTGCACCAGTTTTTCAGTCACAAGGCCCGCTTGCGCAAGCACTCGGCCTCTGTGCAGCCCCTGATCACCACTGACCAGGGCTCCCTCGACATCTACAGCGCCAAGGTCATCGGCATCGCATTCCGACTCTACGGCAAGAACGACGTCTAAATCACCATGCCACTCTTTGTAACTGTCACCCCAGGCACCACGGTCAGCTCCACCACCACGCTGTCGGCCTCGACGCTCAATCTCCTGGGCACGCCCAGCGTCGACATCACCGGCTCGGTCGACGGCGGCACGCTCTCGGTGGCCGACGGTTCGCTCGGGCTATCAAAGTTCTCCGCAATCACTGGAAGCCGACTCATTGGCAATGGTAGCCCGGTATCAGCCTACCCTACGGAGCTTGCATCCACTGACCTAGCCTTTGCGCCCGGCACGATCAACATCGGCACCGGGGCTGTTATCACCGCCAAGCTGGCCGACTCCTCGTCAACCACCACCGGCGTCACCTACGCGAAGATCCAGCACGTCACCGATGCTCGGTTGCTGGGCAGGGCTAATGGATCCAACGGCGTTCCTCAGGAGATTAGTGTCGGGTCCGGTCTATCCCTAGCCAGCGGTGCGCTTACCAACGGCATCCTGCGGTATACAACCAGTGCCCAAAGCATTCCGGTGATTAGCGCTGGTAGTCAGGCAGTCCAATGGTTGACCACTGCAGGTAACCTCCCATCACTGTCTGTTGCGCCTCAGATGGTTCGCGTGGTTCTGGAGTGCTTCACCAACGACGGCCCGTTCGTTGTGGGCAACGAGGTGGACATCCAGAGCGTTGTGATGCAGGGATTCCAAAACAACTTCCCGATTTTTAACTACGTCCCAACGGTTTCATCTGGCGTTGTTTCCGGTTCCAATATCTTCCTAAATGTCTGGTTCAGCAGCCAGACACCAGGCAACCCAACGCCTTTTGCGTCGGCTTCAACCTCTCGGCTTTTTGTTCTAACCAGTGCCGGCGCCTACCAGGAGTTGGCCCGCGCCAACTGGAAGGTCAAAGCCTACCTACTCTACGCCTCCACCTGGGCATGATCCCGCAGATCACAGACTACCTTCTGGCCAAAATGCCCGACAGCTTCAAGGGATGGACCCGCGAGGCAGTCGAGGACTACGTGATGTTCCACGCGGAGCAGGGCACGCTCAAGATCGCCTGCCAGGACGACCATGTGGTGGCCGTGCTTGTAGGCTGGCGCCAGACGGGCCCGGAGCCCCAGGCCTGGTCCTGGCAGACCTTT